TCCCCTGCCCGAGACTGACGGAATATTCCGTGCTTGCGAGGGTCAGGGTCTTTGTGGTCACGCTTCCGGACGCCGACTGTGAATAGGCGATAAGCGGGGAGACAGCCAACAGGGAGGCGACAAATAGGGCGGTGATAATCTTTCTCATAGTGTCCTCCCGAAAGGGGGGAGCGGTGGCAGGGACGGGACTTTCATCCCGCCCCTGGCAAGGCCCACCGTTCCCGATTGTGAACTCCTTGCTTAGTTCAGGGTCAGCTCGCGGATGCAGTTCGGCATAATCTTGCTGTATCCGTGAGACTCGCTGATGACCATCTTGTTGAACTGCCGAGAGATGATCTTCTCGGTCTCCACCAGGTCGGCTCCGATCTCGACGATCCGTTCCATCGCGTAATTCTTGTTGATGCCGAGAATCTTGTTCTCGGGGATCGAGGAGTTGTAAACCAGCCGGTAGTTGTTCCAGAAGCCCTGCACCAGCGTGAAGCCGGGGCCGTCGGGACCCTGCTGCATCGCCGAAAGCACCTGGAACGGGTCCAGGTTCGGCTTGGCCAGGGTTACCAGGGTGAGCAGGGTTTCGGTGTTGGCCACCAGAGTGGTCAGCGAATACGGGAAGAACCGCATCGACCACCGCAGGAACCCACGGAAAGTCAGGTTCCGAGGCGTGGCGGCAGCGGACGAACTCGGGTCCTCTCCACCGGCAGCGTTGGCGTTGGTCTGATAGGCGGCGTCCATATCGGCCCGGAGGACCTTAATGGCGTCGTCGGCTTCCCGCAGCCGGTTCTGCTTCACAACAATCATAATGATGGTCGCGAGCAGATCGAGCGGGCACCGGCGGATGAACTCGTAGGTGGTGTTGATGGACACACCATACTTGAACACCCGGTCGGCTTCGTCGGCCCAGGTAATGTTCGCTTCGGGGAAGGCGGTTCCTTCGGCGACACGCCGCTTCAGAACCTTGTCCTCTTCCCACGAAATCCGGACGCTTTCATACACCGAGCCGGTGATCGGGCGGGTATTGCCGATCAGTTCGTCCACGGTGTCCGGCTCGAAAATCGCCATCCGGGCAATCCGGTTGATGAACTCCGGAAAGAGGATGGACGACTCGGGGGTATTGCTCTGGAAGAACCGTTCCCCCACGCTGGCGAAAACACCGGTGCCAGGAAGGGTCCTGGTGATGATACCGAACCGCTGAAGTTGACGCTCGAAAGCGTCGAGGCCGATAATCTCGCCCTTCGCGTTACGCTCGGAGGGGTCTGCCTCCTCCAGAAGCGAGGTGAGGGTCATCTTGCGGTCGGCGGCGATGGAATACATCTGCGGCGACAGCTTGATTTCCTTGGGATCGTGACGAATGATTTCAATCCGGTGTCCCTCTGCGAGTTCCACCGGGGCTCCATCACTGTCCACGACTCTTAAATTCAGGTCTTTCATTACTTAATCTCCTGTTGTTTTATTCTGTTTCGCTGTGGGCGTTGGTCAGTCCAGACGGACCCAAGCCAGCAGATTGGTGCTGTCGATGGAATAAACCAGGTGGCGTCCGTTGGTGCTGGACTTGACGCTCCCGGCGGTCGCTCCACCGATAATCTTGGTTCCGACGGTCGGGGTTGCCCCGGCGACGAACGGGAGGGAACAATAGCCCCTCTCCTGCACAGCACACATACCGTCGGCTTCATATCGGGTGTAACGCCCGGAAACCTGGCTATCCTCGGTGGCGAGGGCAACCGTAATTCCGGTCCCCACGGTGTAGCCCTCGGAAGGCATAACGGCCTTGCCGATGGCACTTGCGGTAAGGGCGGTCGGGAAAGTGACGAAAGGTTCGTTCAGAATCCCGTCGTAATCTGCTCCCCTTAACATAGGAATGCTCATAACTTATTCTCCTGTTGGTTATACTTTGCCCAAACTTGGGCGGTGATTGTGTTACTTGCCCATCTTGTGAGCGTTGTCGGGAATGGCGGGTTTCGCGACCTTAATCACGTTTCTGCCGTCGCCATCCTCGGTCGTCCGGCCAGGCTTAACTTTCTGGTCGGCGGTCTTCTTGAAGGACTCCCTCGTCTTCCGGATGACTTCCACGTCTTCCTGCTTCGAGAGATAGTCTCTCCAATGGTCCTTGTCGAACTCGTTCCCATAGGCCCGGACACCTTCGGTGATGGCTTCGGTAATGAGGTCGTTGTGGTAACTCCGGCCCCAGCCCGCTTCCTTGATCGCTTCATTGATCTTCTCAATGGAACGATATTCTTCGGGGATGGCATCAACGAGTTCAATCTTCGCACCACGTTCGGCCCGAATAGACTCAATTGCACCGGAGATAACTTCCCGGACACCGGCGATATCGCCGTCCTCCGTGATTTCACGGGTGGCCAGCTCTGCGCCGGGGAACAGGTCCGCCAGACTGCGGACAAACTCTTGCAACTTTTCCATTTCAATTTCCTCCTGTTGCTTCTCTGTTTTTGGTTGGGGTTTCCCCGCCGGGGGTTCTTCCGCCCGGACGGGAGGTGTGATTTGTTCTTGATTACCATCTATTAAAATTCTTGTTTGATAAGCATACTCAAGGACACGGGCGTTTTTCTCAGAGAGCTTGCCTTCTGAAGCGAACTGGCGAGCTTTCTCCACGACCGTTCCCTGGGCGGCGTTCATCGGGACAAGAGAACTTTCCCTCATTCCGGCACCGTGGATTTCAGCGATGCAGAGATGAAAGTTTCCGTCTTCGTCTTCATAACGAAGGCCGGGGATATGGGGACAGGTGCTTGATACAAGGTTGGAGCGACAGATGGAACAGATGAACCGACCGGCGGCTCGTCCTTCGATGGGGGACACGGTAAATCCAATGGAGCCCCGGCGATAGACACCGGCCTGAATGTTCCTCTCGATGTCCTGAGTGGTCATATTCCCAATGCCGATATTGACCCCTCTCACGACATAATACCAGCCCAGAAGATGCTCTCCATCATAGCCTTCCCTGGCAGTCATCTCCCCGTTGAAGGAGGCTCCAACCGGCATAGCCATTCCGCTGTCGGCTCCGCTGAAGAACCCTCCACCGCCGTGAGCCAACTGGAGTGCCCGGCTGGACTTCAAATCTCCGAGAAAATTATTCAGAGACGAGACATCCATCCGGGTGTAATAGGCGTCGTTCAGGCTGTTGGAAATCCACATCGGGAAAATAAAGACATCCTCCCGGTTCAGGGGGGTCCGGGCAATGGCGTTTATCATATCCATATCCCGGTCGGTGACATCATCGCCAGCCTTCATCAAGCGAGACGAGATATCCGTGGGGATTCGGTCCCCGAGAGAAAGCTCTTCCGCCGTGACTGCGGCTCTCCCGAACACCATCCCGGAATTATCTATATTAACTTCCTGTGCCTTGAATGCGCTTCTTTTCATCGCCATATCCTCTTTGATGTTGGTGGTTTCCGCGTGGGCTGAAAGATGTTCAATCGCCTCCCGGTCGCCTGCTTGTTCCGCCTCCTTGATGGCCGAAATAAGTCCTCCTCGGTGGAGAAACAGTTCTCCGCCGATATATTTCCCTTCTTTATTCTTCCTCTTTGAGTTCCTTACCCAGTGGTGAAAATATTTGCCGCTCACCCCAGCCTCTTCAGGAAGCCTCTTGCAGTCGATGCTCGACCATCTCGGCTCCCTCGGGTAAATATCTGAATTGTGTTTGAAGTTCTTCATATTCCCCGGTTGCCGTCGTCAATAAATACATCTCTGATAACCACCACTTTTTTGATTTCCCCGTCTCTATCAATAACCTTTTTGACAACCTTTTCACGACGATTGCCGAAAGAATCGGAAGATATGACTGTCTTGGTATCCCCTGAGTTCATCGTCATCGTTTCGTTACTTCCATCACCGCTTGATTGAAGTCCCTGTCGGTTTTCAGCCATCTTACCACCCTCTCCTTCTTTATGCCAATAATTATCGCAGCCTCGTTGAAACTGAATCCTCCCCGGATGAGATGGAGCAGGGATTCCTTGATATCATAATCCGGGTCGGAATAAGACTTCTTCGGAGGAATTATCGCCATCTTGTGACTTTCCCCTTTTTGTTTATCCGCCTTATTTTTCCAACCAATCGGTCCTCTTTCTCTTTCTTCCCTTCGCTCCCCTTGTCCTCTCCGTCGTCATCTTCTTCGTTCTCTCCCCCTTCCCCGGAGCCGCCGACTTCGCCTTTCTTATTCCCGCCGTCATCGGTTTCCTCTTCTTCATCATAATACATCGGGTGTGCTTCATCTTCGGCGAATTCGGCTTCTATCAGCATCGAGGCGGCGGTGTCGTGTGAGATATAACCGGCGTCACGGAGATAGGTGACACGGCGGGCCTTCATCAGCCCCGCTTCCTCGGTCTGGAACGGGCTCTCCGTCGGAATATCATCATAGACAACTTCGGCATATCCTTGAATACCAGCGAGATTGAGCGCGAAGGTCAGGGCGTCGTTCATTATCCTCGACGCCACCCTCTGAAAACTCTGAACCGTCTTCACCTGAATCTTCCATTGGACGGAGCCATATGACTCGGTGATACCACGATGCTTGTTGATGAAGATGGTAAGGATATGCATTGAGTTGGCCAGAGCCTTGTCCACGGCGTCAAGAATTGCCCGGGCGTTGGCCCCCATCTGCTGATTCGGTTCCTTGATTTCCACCTTCACGGCGTCGGTGTGGACGAAGGCGTCATCGGGGTCTATCTTGGCATACTCCTCTTTGATGAGGCCCATCTGGATGTCCATAAACTCCGCCAGCTTCTTCGGGTTCGTCATAAGGGAGCGGGGAGCCTTGTTCCTGATTATCTCTTCCAGGATAGAGACATCCAGCCGGGGCCAGCCCTGAGTGTGTATCACCCTCTGGAGGTCGGCCATTATCTGCATCTGGAAAAAGATGACCTGGAGCATAGAGACAATCGGGGAAATCCC